ATTTTTTTGTATAACATTTTAGTATCTCCTTTTACCAATATAGTTGGATGTAGGAAGTTCCTTTATTCCAAGCTTCCTTGTGGTTTCCAACAAATAGGTCAATGTGGTTTCCTTTTATTGCACTTCCTGTATCCTCAGCCTTGTAGTAGTTACCCTCTTCATCCCAGAGGATGGTTCCTAATGAAATAAGGTTTGGATCTACAGCAATTGAGTAGTAAGGTGTTAGCTTAGTTCCAAGTGCCCCGTATGCTTCAGATTCAGATCCATCCGAATATTTGCCACAGCATTTAGAACATCCACAGTAGTTAGTTACCAGGAAGTTATCTGTATGTTCATAAATATCAGTTACTTCCAACCCCATAGCACTTAGGGAGGCATAGCCTTCTGCTGGTACATCGTCACCGGGAATTCTTCCACTTCCAGGTTCTGTAGCTTCAGCAGTAAGTTGTTCAATTTCATGGGCAGCCTCCTTATAGCTTTCAACAGATAACCAACGGAAACCAATGTAGAGTAGCAGAATGAACAAAACCACTATGGCCATGTGGTAAGCATCCAGCCAGAAGCTGTATTCGTTTTCCTTTTCTCTTTTGCCTTTCATTTTAGTGCCTCCTTTTTAGTATATATACATTATAAGATATATATTTAGTTTTGTAAAGGATAAGTTTTCAACAAACTAAATACAGCTAATGGAAGTTATGGTCCATACTTTACCCATTGCTTTTTGATCCAGCAGCTTTGTAGCTTTTGTCATTGCTGCACCTTCATTGTTTGCAAGTACCTGGATTGTACCTTCCATGTCGCCCTCCTGGCCCTCAATGCAGTAAGTTATATACCAGTTAGGGCAGATGGCTTCTTCAATTGCCTTCCTCATCATTCTTTTTTTCTTTAGGTTTTTCAGTATTCCCATTTTCGTTACCTCCCAGTGCCTTGTTTGCAGCATTTTCTAGTTCTTCGTTTTCAGCCTTAGCATTTGCCTTTGCTTCTTCATCTTCTTTGTCTGCATCTTCTATCATTTGATCAGTAATGTTACTCCACTGGCCAGTCATAGGTGTTTGCTGTTTCAGTTCTCTCAGTACAGTACCCTTGCCAATTATACCTGCGTTATAAACATCAAGAACGGGTTGTGCCTGTTTCTGAGCCAGGTCAGCCTTCTCCATGTTAGAGGGCCGTCTAACAGGGCTAAACACCAATTCAAAGTCATCAGGGATTTCACCCAGGGTACTCATGATAATTATCTTCAGAAGCCGTTCTAACGGTTCCCTGACGTATGTTTCCTGTTTCTCCTGAATGGTATCATAGTAGTTCTGTAGGGTTTCTTCACCAGAATTAAATCCAGTCGGGGATCTTCCGAATAACTTATCAACAGGAATCTCAGCAGCACCAGAAATGTCCAACATAAAGGATTCATACACATCGTTAATTCCTGTAAAGGTGTATTGCTGGGTAGTGAAGTCATCATCCTGATCCATAGCAAATGTGCCTGTGTTGCACATCAGTCTATTCATGGACTGCATTGTTTGGTATACTCTATTAAGTCCTTCCTGGTCGCCAAGAGTAATAGCTTGGCCGAGGTTCTTCATTTTGAAAATACGGATGTTAGCAAGGAAGATAAGGAAGGAAATGTTTGCAGAAGTATCATCCCGTTTTCTAAGTTCCGTATACACATGTTCTAGTTCAGAAGCACCCCAATAGTCTTCAGCCATTTCCTCCCAGTAAGGAAGTTCCCGGCCTATCATTTTAATAATACGGGAGTGGTGGATCTTAACAGAAGTATTGGTGTTATTTGTACTAATGGTATAGTACTTAGGCTTTCCGAAATCAGGATCATCTATTTCATCAACTATTTCAAGGGAGGGGGAAATACCAGACCATCTATCAACAACGAAACAACCTTTATAGGAATCCGGCATAATGGTATCGAAGTCCAAAGGTTTAGAAAGGTCATCCTGTCCTTCGATCATTGGAACCAGAATACATCCCCCATACAGCCTTGCCCATTTAAGGCACTGTAGGAACTTAGCGTTTGTTTTGGTCCTAGTGTATACATTCATTATCTTGGTAACCTTGTCGGGATCCAACTCAGAATGTATTTCAAATCCGTTCTTTAACATCTCGTTAGCAGGCTTTTCAATTATTGCCTTTGCTATCCAATTGTTACGGAACAGAATGTTTAATGTATAGTAGTCCCAAGTAAACCTTTCCATTATATATCCGGCAGTCTGGGAAAGGTTATTAGCCCCAAGTCCTAAGTTAGCAGGAGGATTACTATATGCATCTAGTACCCTTTTAACAGAAGTAATTTCAGATTTGTTGTTTAGAATTCCAGGTGCTCCATCAAAGGAAGCTTTCTTTTTGTAGTATTTCCTTTTGCCCATTTATATCACTCCTTTATTAAAAGCTTCCATTCTGGTTAGCCCCATTCATTACATCCCAGTTGATGTTCCATACCTTGTGCCTTCTTTGGATTGTATCCCCTTTGTTGTATTTTACCATTGCTAGCCTCCAAGGCATCTCTTCGAATTCCTGTACCCAGATTTCCCAAGTACCATTCTCACTCTTCTTAGCCTTGTAGTTAAACCTCTTACCTATTACCTTTTCTGGATATGCCTTTAGTACCTTATTAACAAATTCATGTGTTAGAGCCATGTTGTTCACCTTAATTCGAAAGGACTTGTTGTTGTAGCAACCACGTATCTAAGTGCATCTAATGCATGGTCGTTTGCCTTAACAGGTTGTTCCTTTCCTTTCTCGCCTTTCTTTTCATCCCACACATATAGTCCAAGTTCATTTATTAAGTTAGGACAGTTATCCCGGTTTATAAGTATGTGTCCTGTGCTTAATAGTGAATGGACCATTGTAATTCCATCTTCAACATCATTGTTAGCCTTTATAGCTTTTATTCCGTTTCTTTCAGCTGCCACAATCAAGGATGAGGCAGATGGATCTATTATAAGTGTTTTATAATATTTATCACCTATAAATTGTTTTAGGTCTTGTATATATTCTTCATCAGTCTTTTGCTTCATAGCTTTACGACTGTTGTAGTAGTATTCGTTTTCAACATAGAAGTATGGAACCCTATCGCCATCCTTACGTATTTTATATACTTCAAGGAAAACCTGTGGATTGTAAACCCCGTAGTCAGTTCCATAGTAAGGGTAGCCACCTTGTGGATCATTTTCTAATATCTGATATGGCAGAATCTGTTCCTTTTCAATATTGGAATATGTGTTCCCCTCAGTAGTAAAGCAGTCATACACAATGCCATCAGCAAAGGCCCATTCCCCAAGGATGAAGCGTTTGTAGAATATGCCGGTGAAGTTGTTTCTGTACCTTTCTTTTATATCTTCACTAAGGGAAAGGTTATCATCTAAGGAAAAGTGTAACCTTAACCAACCAGCCTTCTTAGCGTTCTTAACATGTTCAACATAGAACCAATGGTTGGGCCCTTCAGGGTTGCAGTTAAACCAAGCCTTACTCCCTGTTACAGAACACCGGGCTAATGCCTGCTCAACGAATGAACGTGGCATCAGAGCTACCTCATCAAGCAGTACTCCAGCAAGTGTTATACCTTGTATAAGGTCCTGGCTTCGTTCATCCCTACCACCGAATAAGTAGTAAGTATTAACTTGGCCATTCTTACTAACTACTAGTTTGTTCTCTGCTTGTCTATCGAGTACCTTGAACCCTCTTGAGAATAGTACATCCTTTAAGGGTCCGATTAAGTTTCTTCTTAAGGAACCAACCGTTTTACCACAGATAGCAAACTGAGCTTTATTGAAGCTAAACATGCTCCAAATGATGAAAGAGAATGACATGACGAGGGTCTTTCCAGACCGAATTGCCCCCTCAGCAATCACCCCATTAGCATTTTTATAGGGAGAAAATTCAGTCCACCATGTGAGAAGTTGCATCTGTTTGTTTGATAGCTTTTTCCATTCCATATATTTTATATATTCCTTTATATGCTATAGTTGGAAGGCCTTGTTAGGGCCTCCCTATTTTAACAAAAGGATTGTTTAAATTGGTTTTTTGATTTATACTATATATTTCATTTTCAAACTTTTTAGTTCTTTTAAAGTTGTAAAAGCAGAACACTTTGAAATTGTAAGAATAGAACACTCATCCGTTTCAGTATTGTACCATGCACATCCATTACCACAGATTACTTGGAAATTGTTTAGTGGACAGTACTTCTTTATTTCCTTTCCCATTTTAACACCTCACTGTTTGTTCTTTATGTATTTACCATTTGCAGGTAGGTTATATTTTCTTCTCCATTGGCAAATAGCTGCATTAGAAACATGACAGACCTTTGCTACCTTCCTATCTATTAGTCCTTCATTGTATAACCTCATTCTTAATTCATGTTCTTCCTTTGTTAACCTATTTATGCTTCCAAGTGTGTTACCTTTTTGGAATCCTTTTTCTTTATTACCTGGTAAGCCCCTCGTCCACCTCCAAGATTGTATTGTCTTTTTCGGAAAGTGTATGATTTCAGATATTTGTTTGTCATCCAATCCTTGGTTGTAAAGGTCCATTCTTTCTTTTTCTTCTTGTTCTGTTAGTTTGTACATTATTTAATTCCAATACAGATTACCTTTGTTTCTTCTAATATGTTTTTAGTATATCTGTTTTGGTTCCCCTTTCTTAATATTTCAGCGTTTACTCTTTTTGCTGTTTCTTTTGCTTCGTATATGTTATTAGCAAATACTTCTATTTGGTTTGTTGTATTTGTTATAGTATCATGTACTATAACTTCGTATTGCCTTACCATTTTAATTCTTCTAGTTCCTTTATTCTTTCCAACAAACAGAATTGGAAGTTGTTTGGATATTGAACCCTTATTTGGTTTATAGCTATTACTTGGTTCCTTGCTTTTGAAATGGAAAGGTGTACTTCCTTAGTATCTGGATCCCTATATCCAACTATGTATGTAAGTATCGGTAGCATTTATTTAAATCTTAACCAATTCACATTGGTTTCCGTTCTTCAGCTTCCTGAAATATACAGATCCTTTGTGCTTGATAATTTGAATTGTATAATATCCATGGTCAGTATTGAAGTTATTTTCTTTTTTAATACTTCCCTCAGTAAGTAAAGCTTTTTGTTCCAACTTATCCATGTTGTTATTCCTTTCAATTTGGTAAGTGTGTGTACTTATGTGGTTTGATGGAAATTATTTCATATCGTTTGGGGAATTTGTTTAGTTCCTTTTCGGCTACCTCCTTTGCATCTTCTATATCAACAGCTTGGATGTAAAGGATGTGGTTTGAAATGTAGCCTTTCCTTTTATATTCAATCTTGTAAAGCATTTAGATAACCTCCAGGATTTTGTTAACTATGAAGTATTCCTTGTGGGTTAGTCCTTTTGTTTTACAGAGCTTATCTATTGCATCGTATCTAGCATCTTTAGAAGTTTTGCTTTCAACACGAATTAAGTATTGGTTTTGGTTTAGCATGTCGTAAATTTCTACCTCAAACATTTTGTACTTTCTTTCTTGTTTTTTGTTTTAAGTGTTGTTGTGTTCCCTCTTGTACTTAATGCAGGCAGGGCATCGTTTGGGAAGTTCCATCCCCTTGCGTTTATAAAAGCCAATTGCAGAACCAGTAAGTTCGAATTCAGCATTGCAATCAACACATGTAAATTTGTGTACTTCCTTTTCAGCCTTTCTACAGTTTAAGCAGACCTTTGGAAGGTTGTATCCATGTTTGTAGTAGAACTTCTGTTCAACCGGAGCCATGGTAAATTCAGTTCCACAGTTCTTGCAAGTAATAGTAATGGGTTTGAGCACTTCCGTGGTTTCAGTGTTCTCTTCGAAGTTAAATTCAGTAGCCATAAGTTTTGTTCCTTTCTTTGTATGTAAATATTATAACACAAAATAGAATAAATGTAAAGGATTATTTTAAAGGCCTGGATTGTTAGTCCAGGCACTTTTGAGTTGTAGTAGCCTTGTGTGTAGATGGAATGGTTGTAGCTTCTAGCCTGAATCATTACAGAACCTTGGTAGCGATGTTGTTTTCCATTTTAGTATTTCCTTTCTGTATTTAAGTTGTTTGGTTTAACTACAGTACTATTATAACAGAAAGAAGTAGGTTTGTAAATGGGTATTTCAAAATAAGTTTTAAACAAAAGGAAAGTATGGTAGTTAGCTATATAGCTTATATATACTTCTAAAAGAAAAATATATAAAAAGAAAAGGTTCCTTACTCAGTGGGTTCTTCCCAGACAACCTTGGCACTCTCCTTAATGGCCTCAATGAACCCATCATCCTTTTGTTGAGGGTTTTCCAATTCATATACTTTCTTCTTAAGCTCAAACTCTTCTTCAAGTAGTTCAACCTTACGTTCCTCTAGCTTTTGTTTCCAATCCTTTGGCATGTCATCAATGTACTTGGATAAGCAATCCAAAGCCTTCAATTTGTCATGCAACTCTATGGATACACCATCCCTACCAGATTTGATAGATTTGATGAGCTGGCCATCAACTTCAGATGCTGGCTTGAGAGTAATGTATCCTGGGTGTATGTTAACAAAATCAGTCATGTCAGAGAAGGCTATTCTGATCCACTGGTCAATAAGATCTACAGCATTAACCATGTGGACATTTAGAATTCTGGCTTTGAGCCACATGATGTACCTTTGAACAGACTGCTTCTGGAAAAGCCTGTATGAATAAGTACAATCACATGACTCATAGCCAGCTCTTTTAAGGGCCATCTTTCTATTAAAGCCTTCAACATAGAATTCACAGAACCGTTGGGCTTTAATGGGGAGTCCCTCTATAGCTTCTTCCCTTGACATTTCTAACAATTCCTCTTGGGTATACCCCTTACTATCTACCGGAATAGCTACCATGTCAAGTTTACTCCTTTATTTCATATTACATTTCCTTCTTATAAAAGTTTTTGGAGATCTCAGTTCTACTTCTTGCCCTACTAAGGAAGTTCTTAAGGTTACACCTGGAACAGTTGTATTCCTCATTAACATAGAATGAGCAGTGGTATTCCTTACATAAACTACAGAACTTCCTTTGTTCTTCACTGAGATCAATGTTTGTGTACATTGTAAAAATGAACTCATTGGGGTTTTCTGTTCGTTCAATTTTAAATGTTAGGTTTGTATACTTTTTAGAAGCCATAAACCTGGCCAATTGTTTACACCCTTTTATGTAAGCCTCTTTTTCTGTATCTGCTTTTATAACAAAGGATTTGACTTTAGCTGACAAGTTCATTTCTTGCCTCCCTTTGCTTGGAAAAGAAGTTCTTCTTCCTTCAAGCGTTGGATTACGTTCTTAGCTGCTTTATCAACCATTTCATTGTACTTATCCCCGGAATGGCCTTTTACCTTTTCAAATGTTACCTTTAAATGTTTCTGGCTTATCAGTTCTAACAGCCTTTGCCAAAGTTCCTTGTTCTTTACTTCATGTCCCTCTTTTGTTTTCCATTCGTTGTTATTCCATACGTGGATCCAGCCTTGCTTTACAGCATTAACACAGTAAGCACTATCACTTCTAATGGTAACTGACATTTCATTCTTATCGGAAGGCAATCTGTAGTTAAGGTGTTCCCTTGGTTCCTCAAGGTGTTCCAGAGCTCTTACAATGGCTTTTAGTTCCATACGGTTGTTTGTTGTATGCTTTTCCCCCCCACTAAGTTTTAGAAGTACCTTTTCTGTTGGGGAAAGGATAATGAAAGCATATCCTCCAGGCCCAGGGTTTTTAGAACAAGCCCCATCAGTGTAAATAATTAAGTTGTTCATTTAAATTTGTTCACTTCCTTTTTGTATTTAAGCCATGCCTTAGTATATAAAATATACTTTAAATATACTTCTGTAGGTGTTAAACAAAGGAAAATGGAAATGCCCTCTTGGCTCGTTATATTTACTTGGTATTGGTTGCCTACACGATACACTTTCATGGGCATTTTGTACTTTTTAGAAATTTTATGGCATATTTTCTTTAAATTTTCCTTTGTGGGTAATTCTTCAGTACCTAATATTTTTATTGCCTTTTTTGCCAATAGTTTTCTGTTTTCCTTTTTAGAACAATCTAAGTATTTGATTTCATATATATCCATATCTTTTATATGCAAGGGGAGCTGGGACTTACCGGGTGGGGAGGATCCGTGCCCAGCTGTAAATACTTCCCCTTGTTATCCCTTAGTCGAAATCGAAGTCATCGTCATCGTCATCCTCAGGCTCAGCCTTCTTAGCCTTCTTGGACTTCTTAGCGGGCTTCTCCTCTTCCTCTTCGTCAGCCTCATCCTCGTCCTCGTCATCGTCCTCGGGTTCCTCAACCTTCTTGGACTTCTTAGACTTCCGATCCTTCTTTTCCTTCTTCTTGGAGGACTCCTCCTCTTCGTCCTCATCGTCAGAGTCGTCCTCAGCCTCCTCAGCTTCCTTCTTGGCCTTGCGAGCAGCCTTAGCAGCCTTTCTCTTAGCAGCCTTGTCTGCCTTCTTAGCGGCCTCGTCAGAGTCCTCAGACTCCTCGGAATCCTCCTCAGTAGCAGCCTTCAGACCATAGGCGTTAATCAGCCGCTTCTCAATGGACTTGCAGGAAGTATCCCCCATGATAGCCTTGAAGAAGCTAAGGCCAGCCTCGTTCATATGGGTCAGGGACATAACAGTCAGGGGGTACTTACGGGTAACCTCCTTAACAGAACCCATGTTGTTGGAAGTCAGGAAGTCGATTGTTTCCTTCACAGAATAGTTAATAGCCATTTCTTTTTACCTCTTTCAAATTTTATAAAATATTTAAGCCAAGTTTAAAACTTGATGCTTACTCCATAGGAATGATTTTTGCCTTAAGTGTAATTTGTTCATCCTCAGCCATGAGGTCGGAAAGCCTTTCAACAAAGGTATTTTCCTTACTGGTTTTGAAGGTAACTTTTGTTTGACAGTTGTGATCGATTACTACCTTGAACACATTCCACAGTCCAAGGGAAATAGTCTCACCATGTACAATTGCTACCATCTTCAGCTGGTTTCCAATGCCAGCCATGAACTGGATTGCTTCAGAAGCATGTTCCTCAGTAAAACCAATCTTTAGGTCAACATCGAAATTACTCTTTGCAGAGTGCCCAGCGTAAAATCCTGTTGCTTTAATAACGTTTGCCTTTTCTTCTGCCATGTTCTTTTTCCTTTTCTTCAAAGAATTGTTTACGGGATTTAGAGGAGGAGGGAACCCTTTTCCTTAGTGCCAGATATTCTTCATCTAATACCACCATCCTTTCTTTTACACTTCCTTGTTTTATTGCTTCTGTCAGTTCTTCTAGGTTTTCAACATTCACTATAGCATAAACCTTATCTTGCTGTAGGAATTGAACTAGGAATATTGGTACCTTATGTTCAACCTGTGCATGGTACTCTAACTGTTTCATGTCGAATTGTTTTAGGGTATATGAATTAGCATCTGTGCTTTTTAATTGTACTAATGCCAATTCGTTTTCCCCATCTTCTTTAGCTACCCAGCCATTGCCGGATCCTGGAACTTGGGTAAAGCCTAAACTTTCCAATGTTTCCTTTTCATTCCTGAAGTAGAATTTACCGTTCCTTTTCATCTTTCTTAGAGAATCCATAATTATAAAGGTTATCTATTTCTAGTCTGTTAGCTCTTACTGTTTTAATTTGACTAAGTTTACAGTCATCCAAAGGACACTTAAAGCAGTCATTACAGTAAGGACACTCTATGCCTTTATCAACCATTACTTAACCTCAATATAACCTTGTTGCAACAGCCACTTCTTGTTTTCCTTGGAAGCCATTACCCTATCGAAGTAACAGTTGCAGCTAATTCCACCTCTATAAAGGTTGTAATAGGAACCTTCCTTAGTAAAGTAGTTATAAAGTTTCATTTTCTGTACCTCCTTTTCTATGTATATATTATACCACACTTGTTTTAGTTTGTAAAGGATTATTTTGAATTTATTTGTAATATTTTTTAAGCTGGGCAAGTTCTATTAGCATTTACCCACTGCCACTTCCCAGCGTTATAGATTAAGAAATATGTTTCATCTTCATGTACTACATGTACCTTGTATACCTTGTACTTAGGTCCTGTACATTTAAAACAACCAGAGATATTCATTCTTACTTCGAACATTTTTATACTTCCTTTCTTTTATTAAAGTTGGTGCCCCATCGGGGAGTCGAACCCAGGACCTGCGGATTATGAGACCGCTGCTCTAACCTGTTGAGCTAATGGGGCTTACTTGAAATGTACTTCTTGATCAAATCCCTTATAGATTTTAACACCATATAATTTTGGATTTGAAAGGAACTTCTTGTGTTTAGTACCAATGTACTTTTCATAAACTTCTATTGGCACTATCGGTGAGATCCTTTCAATGTAAACCATGTAAATGAATTCATAGGGTTTGCCTTGGCTTACATTTGAGAATACAGTTTTAAGGGAAAGGCTTACTGGGGGTTTGTATACCCCCAGCTTACCTTGGGAAGAAATGAATCCTCGGAAGGCTATCACATCTTTTGGGTTAGGTCCACGTTTCATTATGCTACCTCCAAAGCCTTCCGGCACTTTCTGATGTTTCTTCTTGTATCTTTTGCTTCCTTATCAAGAAGTTCCATTTCCTCCAGGAAGTTGTTTAACCTATTCTTACAGAGGTTAATGTAGTTAGGATTTTTCTTAACCTGTTCTTTGATCTTCTTGATGTTATTCTTGGTTTCTGCCTTCTCTTCCTTGATAATGCTAAGGTTAAGGATTGCCATATTAAGGGAATTGTTAGTCTTGTAGTTCTTCATTTTTAGTACCTTCCTTTTTGTATTTGTTTTATTGGTTTATCCTTGCTTATAATATACCACACTTCTTTGGATTTGTAAATGGGTAAATTAAAAGTTTTTTATTTTTCTTAAAGTTCCCTCTTTAGCTTTGGCTTTTTACAATTTCCATATAATGCTATACAAGCTGAGTCAGCTGCATCATCGTCTAGGGAAATAACCTTGCCTTTCCCATTGCCCCTTACTATTTCGAGGGAATCCCTAAATCCAAGGTCGATCACCTTTCTAACAGAACCAAACTTCTGTGGGTTTTTAACTCCTTCTATTGGTTCGAACACTGGCCTTGAATCCCCAAGCACTTCAGACTTCCATGCTCTTGTATCGACAGACCAAACTTCTATACCAAACTCAGCTGCAGTATCAACTATATAAGCTATCATTGCTGCAGCTGGTTTGATAACCCCAGGACGTATTGTGGATTGCCCCTGGTTGGTTGAGAAGAGGCGTAACCGTTCACATAATACAATTACCTGGTCAGAATTAAAGTTCTTTAAACAGCTCTGTATGGCCTTTCTAAGTACCCTTTGTAGTTCAATCCTTTTTTCTGTCTTTGTATTTAATCCATTGTACTTAATTGAAGTAACCTTTTTTAGTTTGCCTTCTACAGCAATAGAAATTCCACACCTTGAATAGCTTTGGTCCAAGCCTATTACACACGGATGGTATTTGTAGTTAGCCATGCCCCGTTTGCTTGGTTTACTTTTTGTCCCGTTTCTGTATTTCTTTGTCAAGTTTAACACGTCCCTTTCCAATATTCCAGCAGGCATCTCTCATATTGCACTGGGAAGCTCGTTTTTCATTACAGGTTGAACACATTCTCTTGGGTACCTTATGTTCCCCTTCGAACTCCTTTTTAAGTCTTTGGATTTCTTTTAACCGTTCTATATAAGGCCTAACCTTTTCCTTATCATAAATAACTGGAACAACCTTTATTTCCTGGTTATCTTTGTTATCAACAAGGACAAATCCTTTTTTGTGTGGAACCCCTGTATAGTGGGATAGTGCCCACTCATAGAACATGATCTGTTTTTCCCCCTTAGGGTGTCCCTTGCTTTTCTTAAATGCCATAGAAGCTTGTGACTTAATATCACAGATAACTTCCTCCCCCATAATATTTAGTAAAGCATCAATAGTAAAGGAAAGGTCATACTCTGGAATGAATAGGGATCTTTCAATTGCAACATCAATGCCAGCTCTTTTAAATAAGGAATACCACTTTTCATGCATTGCATTCCCTTGAGCAAATATCTTTAGCAACTTGACTGGAAGCTGTTCACCTTGGTTCATTTCGTAGAATAGGGAAAGAACCTGCTCACGATAACAGAATTCCTTTTCAGGGGCTATGATTGCAGAAGCGTGTAATCCATATCTGTTTTCATGGTCTCTATCTTCTATAAACAGTTTTTCCAAACGGTTCTTAACAAGCATGGACCACATGTCAGTTTTATTTGCATCCTTAGCTTTCAGTAGATCCTTTGATAGTCCCATTTTTAATTCCTTCCTTTATCCATTCACAGTACATAAGAGCATCTACTAATTCTTCTTCCAAGTACTGAATTCTTTTTTTCTATATCCCAAGTGTTATCTTCCAATCCTTGGCCATAGGTTTCAATACCTTTCTTACGTTGCTTATCAGCAATCTTACAAATGTTTTCCCAATAAGGATTATGTTCCATACTGTTCCTTCCTCTTCTTCATAATTTCATTACGAATGGGTTTAACATCATCGAAACTAACGAATCCTCTGTCAAAGAAGAAAGGCAGTTCAGCTTCCCCGAAAGGATTGCTAACCTTACTCTTTGTTACCTTAGCTTTCATTATCAGTCCAACCTTTTCATTATTGGAACTAACAGCTGGGTTCTTATTGGGAATTTCAATCCATGCTCTTCTTGCAACCTTTATTCTAATGGAACTATAGAACTTAATAGCTCTACCACCAGGGGTATCTTCCTTTTCCCCGAATAGCATTGCATTCATTTTATCCCTGACTTGGTTAACAAGGATAAGTGTTGTTCCTGACTGTTCACATATTCTTTGAATGGTAGGAAGCATTTTTGAGAACAGCCTTGCTACACCACCAATTCTTGCCTCATTCTCAGCCCCTTTTTCAAACTTATCAGCATCTTCCTTTGGCTGGCAAGCAGGAACAGAGTCTATTGCAATAATTGGAACACCAGCCTTTGCAAACCTAACAACTGCGTTTAGTGCTTCTTCGCCATACTCAGCTCTATACACAATCATTTGTTTGGGTTTAACACCAAGAGAGATAGCCCGTTCCTCATCGTAGGTTCCTTCAATAGGGATATACACACCAAGCTTATGTAAGCTCATCAGCCAATATATCAGGGAGGTTTTACCAGAGCTTTCTGCCCCATATATTTCAACTATACGACCCTTTGGAAAACCACCACCTACTAATGAATCAAGGTCTTCAATAGCAGTACTCCAACGAGGAATTGAAAGGCCAACGTTTTTGCCAGTAAGGAATATAGATCCTTTCCCAGATTTCTTTTCCATTTCTCTACAGATACTTTGGATTTCTTTTATATCCATTTTTTTCACCCCTTAGCAATAAATCGGGTATTGTATTTCATTACTTCTTTCATATACTCCTTCATGTTGAATTGCAGAGCACCGGCACTTCTTAAAGTTTCCAACACCTTAGAATTAAGGATCCGTTTGGGAAGCCTTTCCTGCATATCCCATATAGAAGTATATTTGCCATTTGTTTTTCTTTCCTGTTCTATTGCATCAGCAACCTTTTGTCCAATGCCTTTAATAGAACTTAAGCCTTCCATTATACAGCCTTCCCCATCAACCTTTTTAATTGAGTAACGGGAAGTACCATTAACATGTGGCTTTAGAATAATTTGTCCAGATTCTACAGCTTCTTTCTTAAGCTTAAATTCGTTATCTTCCATTGGACAGTACTTAAGTTTTGCATACCAGAATTGTAATGGGAAATAAATCTTGTAGAACATCTCTTCAACAGAAATAAGAGAATAACCACAAGCATGTCCTTTATTAAAAGAATAGACCAACATGGATTGGTACATTTCATTAGCTTCCCGTTTGGTAAGTCCATTTTCCATTGCACCACTAATGAACTTATTGCCCAGTTCCTTTTTGTTTTTTTCGAACTCAGCTTTGGCATCTTCAGATTGGCTTTGACCACCAATCATCTTCATCACCTTATCTGCATCTTTCCATTCCATTCCTGCAAGGTATACACATACCTTCTGGATCTGTTCCTGGTAGATTACAGTACCATAGCTATCCTTGGTGTACTTATAGAATTTACTTTCTTTTGCTTCTTCTATGTTCCGTTTATTCCATCCATACTTCTCTGGCATCCCCATGCTTAAGGGACCAGGTCTGTTCATAGCATTTGCAGCAATTATATCGTTGAAGCAGCTGCAGTCTATTTCCTGAAGTATGTTTCGTACAGCAGGTTTATCGAATTGGAACACTCCTGTAGTTTCCCCACACTGGAATCGTTGCATGATCTGTTCATCATTAACTACTTCATCGTAGTTAACCTTTACACCTGTTGTTCTTCTAAGGTCACCTATCTCTTCCATGGTAACCAATCCAAGAATATCGAACTTGACAACCTTTACAGTTTCCAAATCGTTCAGGTCATAGTTGGTATAAAGGTCCCCGTTCTTATCAGTTCTAAGGGAAGTGTAGTTTAGAATGTCCGATCCAGTTACAGCAACACCAGCAGCGTGGGTTCCTATAAACCTCATCTTCTTGTATAACAAGGAGAAGTGTTTACAGATATTATCATACAGAACATTAAAACGTTTGGTTTTGTTATCCTGTAAGAATGAATGTACATCCAGGTTTTTATCCTCATCAATGTATTTGTTAATATGCTTCTTTAGTTCAACTATTGTTTCTTTGTTTTGTTTCCTTTGGTCAGGTTCTACATCCACTGTTGTTTTTAATCCACAGACCTTAGCAAGATCATTAACAAGGTTATCAACTTTGTATAATCCATAGGAAGCAATACGAGCAGTTCTTCCAGGATACTTGTTTATGATGTAATGGAAAACTTCCTGCCTTCTACTCTTTTCGAAGTCCATATCAATATCCGGTAACTTCTTCTTATCCTTTCTAAGGAACCGTCTAAAGTCAAGTCCGAACAGTAATGAGTCAACCTCAGTAATGCCAAGAGCATAAGCTACTAAACAGTTACAGCAACTACCACGGCCAGGTCCAACGTTTATTCCCTGGTTCTTTGCCCACATAACGTAGTCCTGAACAATTAGGAAGTAGTCAGCAAAGCCAAGTGTTTGGATTACATCAATTTCTTCCTTTACACGTTTGATGTACTTATCGTTCCATTTACCTTTTTCTTTTAAGCCTTTCTTTACTTCCATTCTTAACTTACGTTCAGATTCTTCCTTTGATCCAATTGAAGGTAGTGTCTGCTGCAGAGGTTCGAATATATCAGGCACTACCTTTTCTTGGATTTCCTCAGTTGCCTTTACCATTTGCTTGGCTAGCCTTTTAGCATCTGGAAAGTCATCCTTGTGCATTCTTATAAATCGTTTAACTATCTCTTCCTCGGATGGCATGTAACGATCCTTATAAGTAGCTTTAATGTGTTCTGGATCATGGCCAGCTATTTCATGCATCTTAAGGTAAGTATCAAATTCTTCCTTTTTACCTCTATGGGAGTCAGAAGTAAGAATACATTTAATGCCTAACTTCTTAGCTAACTTAATGTGTTCAACATTAACCAATTCTTGTAAGCCAGGTTCTGATATTTTATAAGGTTGGATTTCGATATAGAAGTCATCCCCAAAAATATCCTTCATCTTCTGTAGGTATTTCTCAGCAGCATCCAACCTTTTGTTCTTAATTGCTTGGGAAGAAAAGGAAGCAATACAAGCAGAAGTACAAATAAGGTTTTCATGGTACTTTTCCAACATATCAAATGTCCAAATTGGATTATAGTACTTGATCTTGTCACCTTCGTATTGTAGTTCGTTTATATTTCTGTATCCCTTTTCATTCTTAGCAAATAAGCATAGGTGGTAGCCACGATGTTTCTCTTTGTACTTTGGAATGAAGTATCCTTCAACACCAAGAATTGGTTTTATCCCATTAGCCATACAAGCCATATAGTGCTGTACAAGGCCGTTTGTATTGCCGTGGTTAGTTATGCCAAGGGAAGTATATCCTAACTCCTTAGCGTACTTAGAAAGCTCTGTAGCCTTGCCAAAGCCATCGAATGAACTATATTCATCGTGGCCATTGTCGATGGAGATCACAGAACCCCATCTAAACCACCCTCTTCCTTTTATCGAAATAAAGGGGCAGAAGCCCCTTAATTCAGAATTTCAAAATCATGGTTGTAAATATTTGTACAGCGGAAACGAATATAAGAATCATCGCTAACACTTTGAAAATACATCCAACCTTTTTCATCCCCAATGTATTCGTAAATATTTCCTAAGTATTCAATTTTAGTTCCAATTTTAATGTTCTTCATTTTTAGTACTTCCTTTCAAATATTTAAGTTTGTATTCCTTAGTTCCTACTTATAGTATACCACAAACCTAAATGTTTGTAAAGGAGTATTTTTAATTTTGTTAAAACACTCCATGTACATCCTTGTTATAAACATGCAGGGAGAACATCGTATGAGTAAAGTTACCAACCTCATATCCTGTCTGGGAAGCAACCCACTCAAGGAACTTAATTGCCAAGTATACATCGTTCCGGAAGTGAGTGATGAAATCACAGCTTCTCATTACGTAGTGCATATTCAGCTTTCCATTTCTAACCTGGAAGCCATAGCCAAGGGAACAAGGGACACGAGAAATGCCACCAAGGAAGTCAGGATCCTTTTCGGGGTTCCACAGAGAGATCCAAAGCTGGCGGGAATCAGGATCTTCCTTGAGTCGTTCCATGATCTTATAGCACTGGTCGTTCTTCCAAATCATCTCGTTGTAAGTATAAGCCATCTTGCCATCGTGGATGTACTCAGTCCACACTTCAGCACGTTCTTCCCAAGCAGTGCCAGGGTTGATGAAGCCAGTAAACATATAATGGGAACCATCTTCATTTCTAAGCCAAGGGTCATTAACTCTCTCCTCGAATTCCTTATCAGCCCAGGGCTGAGTTACTCCAGTAATATCATTACTGTTAGCATTCAACAAAGTATAAGAATAGTTCTGAAGCTCCTTTGTTTCATAATCCAGATTACCCTCGATGTTCTTATCCTGCATGGTTTTAGGTCTAACTACGATACCCATCTCAGCAAGGTCCCTAAGCACTTCGTTATAGCATTCGTCCCAGTTAGTGTAAATTCTCATTTTTTATTACTCCTTTTAAAAATCAATTACTGTACCAGCACAGTACCTATTGTCCACCTGTCTTGCTTTGGAAATTGCTTCGTCGAATGAATCAGCTTTTATGTATATCTTGTGTTCGATGTTTTCGATGTATTTATTGTTTACCTTTTCAAAAAAACTAATTTCCCAAGTCTTCATTTTTAGTACCTCACTTTTTATTTTTATTACATACATTATACCACATTGTTTGCCATTTGTAAAGGATAACTTTTTAGAATATTGAAAGTTCATCCATGCTTATGTCCGGCAGATCACCAGAGTTTGAGTACCTTATAAGCCTATCAAAGCTTTTGAACTTTGTTGTACGTTTACCTGTAAAATATTCTTCCCTCCACTTTAAAGCCTTTTTACAGAAGTATTCATCTGGGTACTTCTTAATTGGTACCTTAAAGTTCTTATAGTATAGGGAAAGCTGGAAAGCGTTTATTGAAGCTACTGGAGCATACAGCATTGCATGGTCTATGTTACATGCACCGTCTGTATTTTCATTTAAGTAAGTAGCTAACTTGTTTAACAAAACCAAATCACAAACGAATTGTTTAGTTAAAACTGTAGTTCTATAGTTTAATACAGCCCTGTTGAAAGGTTTGTTTCTACCAGGCCTTGTAACTACCATAGAAATTAAGCAGCTGCCATTGCCATGACCAACAGTTCTTGGTTTTTGTTTGAAGTAAAATGTTTGGGAGTAGCTCTTACTTGTTTTAAGTATCTCTGCAAAGTTAACTAGTTCTTCTTTGTCTACGTATAGCTTAAGTAGTTGTTTCCACTTAGCCATTGTATATAAATATTGACCCAGGTTTACAGAGCACTCCAATGTATTTGCCTTTATGAATAAGTCATACACATAACCATTCATTCCGGAAATACTATCAAAGTGTTCTGAACCTGGGTCAAATAACAGGAGGTCCTTTATTAACTTTGAGAGTACTTCGTCTAAACTATTGTACTCTTTTATAACCATTAGTAATTACTTCTCTGACGGAATTTATTTACTTCACTCTTCTTAAAGTACGTTTGATAGATTTCAACAGAATCCATGTAAATGGTAAGCAGGGAAATGTAGTTCTCCCATACATAGGAAAGGTGCTTATAGAAGTTATCCTTGTCAGTCATCATCATGGACTGCTTCCAAGGTTTGTTCTTAAGGCAGTTGCAGGTCATACCAAGGAAACGGATGTGATCCCGGTAATAAATCAAATCCTTGTAAGCAACCCCTTTGAACATATCGCAGATAGCATCCAGCCGATCTTCTTCCCCTTCTACTACATAGTTGTCAGGGACAAGCATCTCAGGTGTAAACCCAGCCAGAATAGAGAACTCAGTAAGGAAGTGTAGGCCATCGATAAGCTCTTCCTTGAAGTGGAGCGTATCGTTTTCCATCTTGGCATCAATTGCTTCGCCAACCTCTTCAGTAATACGCCAAGCGAAATCCTTTAATCTAGCCTGGCCTTTCTTATCATCCAGGTTGACAGGGCAGTCAGAAGTCTGAAGTAAACCAGATCTCTCTTCGATATCATGGTACTTGGTCATCAATTCCTTCTGGCGATTGAAAATAGCAACCAGCTTATCACCGTTTACAGTAGTCTCTTCTACATGGGTAATGTTCATTTTATATACTCCCTCTTTTTAAGAATTTTTGTTAATGAAATTTGGTCCTTCTTTTTCCAGTCGTAGTATTCCAACTTACCTTTCATAGAAGAATAAACATCTATGATGTTATGGTAAGCAAGGATTATACTTTTCGTGTTTTCCTTTACACCTTTCATTTGTTCCCTATCGCCCCAGTTAGAAATTGTTTCATAATCGGGACAACAGAAAATGAATAGGTCTATCTGGTTCATAAGGACTTCACAAGTTACACTGTAACCCTTGAGAACATTTTTGTTTCTAACAATAGGACCATATACCAATTCTTCAATAGCTGGGAACCTATCGAAAATCTTAACTCTTGGACTATCAGGTTTTGTTTGTAGTTCTTTTACCATGAATTCAACCTGTTCTTTTGCAGGTTTTGGTCCACAGCTATGAACCGTTTCGCAGCTAACTTTGTTCAGGGTTAAGATTTTTTTGATCTCAGCTACTGCAGTTGTTTTACCAGAGTTATCACATCCGTAAACAACTATCTTTTTCATTTATCAATCCTCATCATCTTCGTCGTCGTCATCTTCTTCAGTGTATTCATTATACACATCTTCAATGTCGTTTTCCTCGAAGCTATCGAACAGTTCATCAGTAAGTTCTTCCTCATCATCGTAGGCCTTGAGTTCCTTCTTACTCATCCCCAGTTCCTTAGCAATGTTCTTAATGTCTTCGAAGTCCAGTTCCAGGATCTTCCCCTTCAGTGATTTTTCATTCTTAACCTTCTTCTTGTTAGACTTCTTCTTATAAGGTTTATCCTCTTCTTCTTCATCATCTTCCTTGGCTTCATCCGTATTGTAAGCCTTCATGAAAATTTCTTCCATCTGCTTCCGGGTATATGCCTTAGCCTTCTTGTTTGTGAACTTCTCTTTATCAAGAGGAGTTACAACATAGGAACCACCAGTGCCTTTGCCAACCTTCTTGATCTTGTAGTCCCGATCCATAATGGTACCGAACTCTTCGTACATCTCGATCAAAGCAGGGACAGGGGAAACACCGGAGGCCTTCATCCGGAGGATCTTTACAGAATTGGAATCATAGTCCCAGACAGTCCAAGCGAAGTTATCAACCAACTTAATTTCATCCTGGCAGTAGGGGCAGCTTTCATGGTCTTCTGGATCTTCACACAGTGCGTTTACCGAAGCATTGAAGTCAGAGTGGAATTGGAACTGTTCACCATCTTCAAGTTCCTGTAGGAACCGTACCCGGTGGACAGAATCAGCAGCAAAGTAAAGGATGTCCTTCTTGCTGGTTCCACTCTTAGCAATTGCTTCTTTCATGTTTTTAATAAGGTTTCCCATTTGTTTTAGCTCCTTTTTAGTTTATTGGGGTATCCTTGTTTATATTATACCACAGAAGGTTTGGTTTGTAAATGGGTTTTAGAAATTTATTTTTCTTTCGTTTTAAGTACATCGTACTTAGCTAATTGGGTCAGAATAAGTTCTGCTTCTTTTGAACCTTGTTTTATATCCCCCATATCTTTTATTCCTTTGGGGAAGTGTAACCTTACAACCTTGAAGCCATGTACATCAGCTATTCGTTTGAAATACCTATATCCTTTGTTTCCAGCCTCATCGTTGTCTGTTGCACATATTATTGTTTTGATCTTAGCCTTCTTTAGGATTTCTACCTGAGTTGAGCTAACCTTCCAACCAAGTATTGCAGCTATGGATTTAATCCCTATTTGGTTTCCTTTTAGTTTGTCCAGGTAGCCTTCAACAATCACAACCGAAGAAGTGTGGATCTTAGTTCCAAATTCACCAGGTAAAGTTCTTTCTCGTTTAAATCCTCTGCCATACATGTACTTTCTTTGCTGTTCTATTACCGGATCGAAGGTTCTCATTACGTAGCCTCTGAACTTCCCATTCTCTAATAGCGGTATCACTATTGGGTAGTATTTGTTGAGGGAAGGTTTTGCACCGGCCTGTTTTAATGTTATGGGTTTGAATCCCCGGTTGGCCATGTATTGTTTGCACAGCCTTGTTTCCTCTTCAACAACAGAATTAAGGGATGGACGGAACCAATTTGGATTTGGTAGGTTGTAGTAGTAAGAACGTCCTTGGGATAGTCCCTCTTTGTAACTAACCTTTTCAACAAAAGGAAGTGTAGTATAAGCACTATATATATTATCTATATTAGTTAGCTTTGGATTTTTGAGGATACGTTTTATTTCCACCCAGCATTTCACGTCAGATGGAATTTCTTTGTTTGGATGTTGAAGTTTATAGTAGCTCTTGTATAGCTCTAATGTACTTCCCTTTGCACCACATTCAGCATAACAAAAGAAGAATGCCTTTGGGATGTTTATCTGGAGGGAAGCATTTCTATCGTTATGGAATGGACAAACTATTTTGTATAACTCTTCTGGCTGGTATATTCCGTAGTACTTGAGTAGGCCAACAAACTCATCAACTTTCTTTTGCGATTGGGATTTCTCGGTTAGCATCTTTCAGACGTAAAGCAACAGATTTGTTAACAGTGGCATCGTAACAGCCTTCCAATTCTGTTAGCGATACAATACCCCTTTCGTAAAGTTTAGAAAGCTTCTTATCATTAACCTTCTTTTCAACAGAAATATAAGCACGTAGTACATCTGGGGTAATTCCATGCTTCTTCATAAGAGGCACGAAACGATCCCAGTCAACTACCTTATATTCCTTGTCGATGAAAGCTGAAGCTTTATTTTTACCAAGTTTTTGTGTGATCTTTTCTACGTCATAGTTTATTGTGGTTCGTTCCTGTACGTATACAGTACAATCCTGGTTGGATAATGAACGTTCCCCGGATTTTTCAAAGTATTTTGATAGGATGTGTTTCTTATTGTCAAGTAACATTTTCAAGCCAGATATTTGGTTTGAGATACTAACAATATCATCCATTGTTTTGTCAATGTTTACCTTCATTACTCTACCTCTTTACCCCAAAACCTTTTATAGCACTCATCACATTTAATTGAGCCTTCTGAACACTCTTTATAAACTTCTGCATCCAAAATGCAAGGGGCAATATCTACATATCCGTTACTCCTGATATGTGCATTTGGAAACATTTTTAAAATTTCTGTCTGACGTGTTTTAGTTGGATGACTCTTGCCCCATTCTTCAACTTCTTTTACATAATCTTCCAAATTAAGATCAAAATAAATTGCGCTAAAATTCTTATCAGGATTACTTTCATACCGTCTTTTTGCTGTTTTCAAAAATTCAATAGCATCCATTTTTACATTACCTTTTACCTTTCCTTGTTTCCTTCAAAGCATTGTATATTCCAATGGGCCATGAAGTTCCATTTTTTATCCAAACAATGTCATATTTTTCTATAAAGTAAACCGAACCATTGTTTGTCTTTATAGTTACCTTTTCAGATACTTCCTGAACAATACCACTATACATTTCTTCCTTGTTTCGGAATGCAACCATATTACCCTTTTGAAGGCTGTTTAAATACTCTTCCCGCGTTTTCATCCATACCCCTTTCTAAGGAATTTACAACGTTGATTGCCTCCCCAAAACACTCAGCTCTTGTATACCTTCCTTGATTTAAATAATGATACTTTAGCTCTAACAGAATGCCGATTACGTCCTTTGATTGTAGTAACATTTCGATACCTCCTTTAATATATTAACATTATAACACGAATGGTACTATTTGTAAATGGGTTGTACAAGATTTTTATGCACTCATAGTATCAGCTGCTGTCTCTCTCAAAAACTTGTTATATTCGTCTGTAGCTTTATCCACTAATTCAATTCCTCTTTCAACTTCAGAATTAAAGTGGTTGTTCTTCAGTGCATTTGCTGTACCTTTGGAAAGAACACAGCAAGCATACATCATGTCCATAGATAGCTTACTTTCTTTTGCTCTTAAATTATTGGCCTTTTCTTGTTCTTTAGCATGTTTCTTATTGCTTGCTTGGATAAATGCAACGATGATCATAGAAGTTGCTGAGATAGCTGCTACTATTAAGTCTTGCACATTTGTATCCTCCTTAGAAGTGATCTACTTTGACTTCAGTTCCGTTGTTAATTGCTCTATACTTTTTAGCTCTAACATCAAAGTGAACAATACCCTTTTTAGGATATGCAATCACTCCATAAGTGGTAGGAAAAAGACTGTCAATTACTTTTGCAAGATCAACAGGAGTAATATCCCTTGCCCAAATATCAGCAGCCATTCCATACAAATGGAAGGAATTAGAAGCGCCTCCAACCCTTCTGTTATGCGTCTCAGTTCTATAGGCATTTGTAATGTTAATTGCCTTCCCAATCTTCCCTCTAATCATTTGCAATGCAATAGGAAGAGTATGATGAATAAGAACAATCTTAGAATCAGACTTGAACTCACTCACTTTAAAGTTATTTGTAATCTTTGTAGCTCCTTCAGTAGAAGCATTGTACACATTTACGCTATACATATTCTTAGCTCCTTCAACATCAGAAGTATTGTTATCTTTCTTGACTTCTTTATTCCAAAACAGAAGTACAGTAGGGACTCTTCTTGGGGAATAAATCTTACCATTAGGAAAAAGACCTTGCGTACTTCCTCCCCCATCTAACATAAGAGCATTGTAAGCACCAAGGTCTTTCATTTTTATTTGTAACTGTTCTCTTGACATCCTGCCAGGTGAACAGAACAAAATAATTTTGCCTTCCTTAGTCCAACCAACAGCCGTTCTTTGGGCTTCTCTTGCTACATCAGGCGTTAAGTTCCTATAAATAAAATCACCTTTTACAATAATAGGAATAGCAGAGAGAAAGTTTGTATCTTTAAACATAGAAGCTAAATTAAACATTGGCTTACCTTTAAAAAGAGCAAAACCAAAGTCATTATACATACTTGTAGAAATTACCCTCCCATCAATTACACACCATTCAACAGGCTTGAACTTCTTATTGAACAGATAGCCATTGATAGCATGAGTACATCCTGTTTCTCTTTTAATTTCAGCCAAGCTTTTCTTATTTAGGTTATAATAAATTTGAGCTTTTACACAATCAAAAATATCATACATAATTTTTAAGTCCCAACCTCCCGCCCTACACAGATTAGGTTATTTAATACGAGAAGCCTTTAGGAAATATCCATCTTCATCATAAGTTACCTTATATGAAGCTCCTGCAATATGCTGCACCTGAACAGTGCCAGCAAGGTCTTCACGTCTATGAGTATCCAACGTTTGCGGGAGAGATTCAGGCTCCTTGTCAGGAGGAATAAATCCCTCATCCATTTCTTCCTGGGTCCAACCAGACTCAGTATAGTCAGGATTGATATGGAAAGTAGCACCAGCTTCCTTCAATTCTTTGTTGATCTGCTCAATGCTCTTACCATCTTTCTTGCCATTGTTGATGATCTCTTCATACTTACGATCCATACTTTTTACTCCTTTCAACAAAAGAAATTATTTTACTTGCCCAACTGTTTTCCGATCTGGTCAACACCTGTAGCAGCAAGTCCACTCACAATGCCAACTGCAACTGCTGTAATGTAGTCCTGTGCAGGAAAATCTTTCATAAGATACATTCCTACAACACCAAGACAACCACCGCAGACACCAACTACAATAGGAATCCATTTGGTATCAAATCCACACGCCTTAACGATCATGCCGACAAGATAACAAATTACAGTGATTACAGCTACACTTGCAATACCAAAGTCCATATTATTTACCTCCTTTCTTATATTTTCTTAATTTTTCATTTTACAAAGTTATCACCTGACTTCTGAAAAATAACTTTTCTTGTGGTTGTTCTAATTTTTCTAACATCCACTTCACTTGCAGATACTGCAAATTCTGCCATTATCTTTTCAACAGCATCTTTTATAAACTTTTCATCACAGCAAGTCAAGTTGCAATTAAAATCATCCCCAAGATCAAAACCAATGTCATAATAATATTGGGAACAACCTTTGTACTTTCCAGAAGTAATAACTTTCATTTTGCTTTCTCCTTTTACTTTCAGTTTTTTTAGTATTTCCTTTGTTTGTATATACATTATAACACATAGAATTGGATTTGTAAATAGTATTTTTGAAATGTTTTTGTAAAAACTTCCTACCGTTTATGTAAAAGAATAACTTATTAGTTTAAGTATACTAAATAAGCTTCTACACTTATACTTCCTTGTTTAATATTTAGTTCTTGTAACTCAACTCTATTTGTTCCTTGGAAATATAAATTATAAGTGTTAATTTCTCTTTCAACATAACCAATTAACATTATTCCGGATGTAAGGGTCCACTCTGTACTACTTATACTATAAGGTACATTATTAAGTAAGATAACATTATCAATAAATGTAACAGAATTATTGTGAACTTTATCAGTGTTTGATTCCCTATTTAGAATTCTTGTTGAATCATAACCATCATTGTTATATTTATAATTAAAAACAGCTTTTACAATAGCAGCGGATGAACTTGAAACATAATTATTGAATTTTAATTTATATATAATACCAGATGGCAAAAGAGTATCAGAATCCAAACGTATTTCTGGAATCAATGCAGACGGATTTTTATTGCTTGGTGTAATAGTTAAATCAAACAACTTTACTTTTTTACTAACAAATGCATTTCCATCTACATACCCCTTAGTAGCTGGTTCAGAGTTGGAAGTAGGGGTTGGAAGGTTGGTAATTTTGTTATTGTTCATGTTAAGCGTACCAGACATTACTCCACCAGAAAGAAGTAATGCAGCAGCTTTCATAGTAGCAGGGGAAATATACTTATTAGTAAGAACACCAGCGGCAGCTTCAGCAGAGGAAGCTTTATCTGCTACTTTCTGTAACAAAGAGCCACCAAGGTTTCCAACAAAAGCAGATACAGATAAAGTATCAGAAGCGTCAAACCCATTCTGGTTCATGATCTGAGCAATAGCATAAGCCACAAGGGAAACCTGATAAGCAAACTTATTATTAAGCTGGGAAGAAGCTACACCAGTTTGCACACCATTTAATCTTTGAGTAGAATTTGCATACTCAGTATCAGAAAGCAAGTTAGCTTTATTCTGATCAAATAACTTGAAATTATTAGTAGGCATTTAATTCACCTCAATTTCATAAATTCTGTCAGAACCATCCCCATCAAACTGGAAATTTTGATTCTTTTCTTTGCCATTATCTAACATTATAGAAAGACAATGACCTGGACTTGACTGATCTTTAATAGCATTTAAAATTTCCTCTAAATGGCTATCGTCATCATCAAGATAGATTGTAATAGTTTTATTACCTCTGTATTTTCTATCGCATAGCTTTAAAGCCTTATCCAAGCTTTTCATATATCCACAACCTTTTTACTTATTTGCAATGATGTAGGAATATTCTCCAATGTTATAGTAAGCGGGAGCATCCTTCTGCTGGACATCCACAAGCTCTTTATTTGAAAACGTATCAAGTGTTCTTTCAGTAGCTTCTCCGCCCATATCAAACTGAATAACACGAATATAGCCCAAAGGCTTTTCTTGAATATTGTTTAAGCACTCAGAAACTTTCATATAAAATACCTCCTTATGTACTACTCCAGTTACCTTCATCCCAGCCCTTAATGAATGTAGAATTAGTATCCCAACCAAACAAAGGCTTATCCTGAATTTCATACTTAACTCTAACACCAGACGGCTTAGGGAGAATATATCCAAGCTGTAATAGTGCTAAGTCTGTTTGACTGAAATTAGGATCAATTACACGAATGACATAAGTCATATCTTGGTTATCAACAAAATCAACAGGAACATCTGTAAAGATAATATTCAGAATATCTTCCAATCCTTTTCTTGTACCATCCCAATGATTCATATAAATTCTTGACTTTAGAACTTTTCTATATAAATCGTCAGGAAGAGTAGAAGGAATATTTGGATTGTCTGTAGGGAGATTTCTGCTTACATTTAAAAGACTTCCTAAGGTATCAAGTTGATCACCAGAAGCAGTATCTAAATTAAACAGTCCATTGAAATCATCTAAATTATCAACAGTAGGAGAAATATATTTTAGAAATGCTTCTACATATTCATTATATTTCTTTTTATTTGCGTATTCAGAAGTAATTAACTCAAGGTAAGGCTTATTACTGTCTGCCATTTTAGCTTACCTCCACAGTTACTTTGTCAATATCAATTTGTGAAGCTTCATAGAACAGAACTGAAATATCAGTATCAGTATAACTTACTCCGTCTGTAGAAGTCTGAACATTCAACACAGAAAAAGACGGGGATTGAATAGACTTCATTTGACTAGTAGCAATAGACCAAAGGACTGATCTATATACTGTCTCTGCAATTTCAAGATTGTTAATGTAGTCCACGATAGCTCTTTTAATATCATTTGCATATTCATCATTATAGGAAGAAAGTTTCTTAAGACTTACTTTAACATAAACTGTTTTATAAGTAGGCCTATAAAAACTAATATTTGTAGTATTACCAGAAAGTGAAACAATAGGAATTGTAGTTGTTCCGTTTGTATAACATCCAGGTGTTTTCTTGAAATAGATTTCGGTAGCTACGTCAGTATCATCCCCGCCTTCAACTACTAACGTAATAGAATGAGCAGGATGTCCAAGTTCGTTTTCAGAACCAGTATCATTTTCGTATGCCTTTATACGTTTTACACCACTGACAGCAGAAACAGAAGCTATGATTGATTCAAATACCGTTTCAGAAGGAGCAGATGTAGCAAGTGCATATCTGGATCTAAGTTCTGCATCTGACTCCTGATTAGTACCACCTGATCCAGTAAAATTATTTACTACACTCAGCCAGCCAAACACAGGAGTAACTATCTTTGTAATTGTGTTAGGTGCTACAGTAATATCCCCAGCTTCATTACAAGTAGCTTCTACGGTAATAGTTCCATCTTCTGGAATTACAACAGAATCAGGAAGGTTCCAAACATGTTCATCATCCGGATCGGAAGCCTTGCCTTGGGTTATTACAGTAGAAGGGGTTCCTGTAACTACTAGTTGTACAGTTGAATAAGTAGCAGGCTTTCTAACAATGCCAACCAATGCACAAAGGTTATCAAGTCCAACCCCTATTGCAGTGTTTACAGTTCTATTGTTATATGTTAACAAAGCTAATGCGTTTGTATCAAATATTTTCTTAGCGAAAATACTGATCTGTTCGTAGTCCTGGGAATCTTCATCAATGTAAATATCGTTTCCAAATATTTCTTTCATAGAAGAAATGAGGTCATCCCTAATGTCTGAGTATGTAGGAATGTGCATCCCAGTTTCATCTATATACGGGGGAAAGTAAGCCATTAGATAACCACCTCAACTTCTACTACTTCATTGTTTGTAGTTGTTATACTTATTTGGACTTCCATTGTTCTTTTAACAAATGTAATATCAACCTTGTTTATTGCAGCTACTTCTTCTATTTCTTTTATTCTATCAGAAATCAACATCTGAGCAGAATTCTTAAGTGCCTCGCTTCTTCCTTGGCCTATTATAGATTGGAACATTGGAATTCCTATTCCAATATCTTCCCACCACTCCCCATAGAATAGAAGTATTTTAGATTTTATAGCATAAGCTATAGCTAAATTACCTTGAACATAATCGTTCTTGTTGTGACCGAAAACATAGTCACCATTTTCATCTTGTCTTCTATATTTCATTATTCACCTCAATATATTGGTTGGCTTGTTAGCTTTCCAGTAGAATCTTGATGAACATGGCTTAGTAATTTAATCATTTGTTCCAATGTTATTGTACCATTTTTATCTGAGAATGTTATCCCATCTTTTGTAATACTTATCTTAGAATCTTCACTTGTAATTTCCATCCCAGTACCATTGAACGGTTTAGTATTGGGTTGGCTTAAAACACAAGGAATAGCAATTCCATCTGAAAGGTCGTGCCTTCTAACTTCTATTGGATTTTGAACATTAGCATATTTCCAGAAGTTATCAATTGATAAATCTGAGAATAGTACTAAGCACTCATCCCCTCGTTTTAGTAACATCTTTATGCTACCAATAGAACAGCTTGGGAATATAATTGGAACGTTAACTAGAATTGGTAAGTTCATATACTGAACTGTATTATCTTCGTTAACTATTTCTTCCCGTATTGCTGGTTGTATAGAAGCTGTATTTGTTTTAGGATCATACTGTTGTATAACACCAGGAATGCAGCACCTTAAATTGAAGTTTACTTTTTTGATTATATTTTCGTAAAGCTGGGAGTCGTCCCCCAGCACATTTCTTATACTTGGCATAACAACCTCCCAGCTTATTTATATTATATCACATTTTCAATTGTTTGTAAAGGATTGTTTTTACCACCCATACATTGTAGGATTTGCTAAGAAAGAAGGTAGAATGCCAGCCTGGCCAATAGCCCCACATTCACATTTCCAATCTTTACCCCTTGTATCACCTGTATACTTTACAGTTATTACACGGTAAATTCCTTGTGAGTCTAGGGATCTTATTGCAGTTCCTTGTTCATATTGATATTGATCAATCTTCTTATTGTCTATTCTAACTAATGAGTTTAAAGTTATTAACGGATTTAACAAACAACTGAATGTAATACCAGTGTTGTTTTGTTGTGGTGTTTCAAGTAAACCGGTTTTTGGGCCAAGGTCAAATATTTCATTTGACTCAGGCTGTTTAGCCTGTACTATGTTTACCTTGCCATCCTCAGTGTAATATGTTGCATTCATTGTTTTTGCCATCTGAGTTAAGTAGTCAGAAGGCCTACCAAAAACAACCTTGCCTCTTGGATAAGTTATTCTTGTATCAGCAACAGATCCAGTTTCCACAGGATAGTTAGCTCTGCTTGCTATATTTGATACAGCATCTCTCATTGAAAGGTTAGAGTTAAGTGTTAGTCCAACTAAGCCATAGGTTGTGAACCTGTTAGAGTCTAATGCTACTAATGTTAGTTTATAATCAGTGCCACCCTCTTTGGATCTAACGGGTTGGATTATATTGCCACTAAATATTCTTCCATAGTAGCTTCCGTTATATCCTGCTTCTACCACAACCTGTTTGCCGTTTTGTATGATTTTGTTTTCAGTATCAGGGCTTAAGTTGTAAAGGGTTATTGCAGCCTGTTGTGGAACACCAAGCTGAGTCTTTGGGATTTCAAAAGAACATCTAACTTCAGATACATCTAGTGAAGTTCCATCATCCATTGTAACAAGAATCCTGTACCTTCTTCCGTATAACCAATCAGAAAGTGTTCCCTTTATATCAACTACTTCGTAATATTCCCCAGAAGGTATTATTTCAGTATTGCCTATACTTGATGTTGAGAAAGGTGTTTGTGTTCCATAACTTGTTTCATAAGAGTTTCCAACAAGTGATTGGCCACCATCGTATGTTTTACCCTTTATACTTTGGTTATAAGGTGAAACACCAAGGTACATGAATGGGTTTATCCAATACCCATCTTTTGCATGTGTAGTACTATAATCAGTACTTGTTGATACACCGAAATGTAAATGTGGACCAGTTGAATGTCCTGTACTCCCCATCAAACCTATTGGGGTTTTAGGGTGTACCTTTTGTCCAACCTTTACATATATATCAGCCATGTGGGCGTATATACAACCTTTGCCATCTTCATTAGCAACCCAAACATAGTTTCCGTATCCTTTTTGGAATTGTGCCCTTTTAACAACACCACTTGTAACAGAAACTATGGTTTTGTTCTCTAATGCTACAAGGTCAACCCCTTTGTGGTTTTTAGAAGCCCACGTTTCTTGTAAACTTCTACGACCAAATGGGGATGTTACCTTAAACTTTCCAGTAAATGGAAAACAATAGTTAGAAGCTCTTTGTAAAGTTTCAATTGAGGTTGACATCATTATCACCCCACACCATTATGAATGATTTGCCTATGTTTTTATCATTAGCCCTATCCCCAACCCCTTCTTCTGTTGGAACCATGATACAACAACCAATACCTTTGTAACTAAGTTGGTTAAGCATATTGCAGTATTTACCATAGGATGTTAACATTGGAAGGTTAGAAAAGTATAATTCACCTGTTAATGTATTAGTAGCACTTAATAACCAATACTTAGCAGAGTAGTTATACCAAAGAGTAAAGCTAAATGGAATGTTATTGCCATTCACTGGAATTGTACATTTGAATGTTTGGTTAGGAGAGTTAGTAAGCGGAACTTTGTACATTCTTTACCCTCCTTTAGTTCTTGTAAACCATTTGTCCTGTTACACGGCTTAGAATTGACCTATCAACATAGTCAACCTGAACTTCAGCCATTTTAGTATCTATGGTTGTTTGGCTTGCTTTACTTATCTTTACAGTCTTTACTCTAGCTACTGGAATTTCAACAAGAGTAACTGTTGCATCCAAAGCACGGAAGGTTTCTTTTGTATCTTCAGCACTTATTGATTCAATCAGCATGTTCTTGTAATATCCAAGTTTTGTAAATATATCAACTGGAATTCTACTTTCCTGTATTTGTTTTAATATTGCCCATGCAGAAGTATGTCTAAATGTAAGATCTGAGAACTGCCCAGGAATAATTGATTGGTGAACATCAGACATCATTATCTTCATTGTAACAGTTGTAGGATTTACATAAGCATGATCAACAACAGAAGCACCAGTTTCAACTGGGTTTTGTGTTATGGTTAATTTTCTTTCATGGGATACACTCATAAAACCATCAAAGAAATAACCAGCAATATTTGTTTTACAGAAAAGCATAGCGTCATAGGAAAGTCCAGTTGTATCAGATCCGGACTTGGCTAAGTAACCTGCCATACTGAACCTCCTTTATTTATTCGGGGAATTCTGGAAAAGCCTCTGAGTAAATTCATCGTAGTACAGTTGTGCTTCCTGAGGGGATTTTACATTGAAGTTTATAGTACCATTGAAATTATTACTATTTGTAGAAGGCATACCAGGTATTGTTTGCGGTACGGTATAAGATCCATCATTTGAACCAGTAAACCAATTTATTGCCTTGCTAATCAACGAAGCAAAGAATCCTACATCCTTACTTCCAGGTATAGCGGCATTAACCATTGGATTGCTGTAGAAATCACTAATGTTGCTTGTTCTCTCTTTGAACCAATCACCAAAGTTGAAATCCTTAAGCTTTTCAAACAGTGTACCGCTTTTTATAGCATCGATGAAACCTTTTATTCTTTCAAGGTCATCAGCTATCAGTGCAGTAAAGCTTCTTATACCAGAAACTATAGTTTTGAATGTTTCCAGTATAATTGTTTTTGGATCTATGAAACCAAATATGTCATTTAATAAATCGAATACACTTTGTAGATCTTCTTTTATTGATAACATATCTTCCTTAATGTTTTGGAAGTCGTTATCAAAAGCAGACCAATCCAAAGCAGAAGCACCACCACGTTGCCATGTCATATAGTCATCTATCAACAAAAGCAAAGTAGTTAATGCAGCTATGAACCATCCAATGGGTCCAGATTTAATTAGTAGGAAAAAGCTACCAACCAATCCAGCTGTCTTGCCAAGCTTGTTATCGAACAGGGAGAATATTTCTTTTATTATCGTGAATAGGGATTTACCAACATAGTATGCAGCTTTAGCAAGTCTATAGAATATTTCGAAGAACCTTGCTACCTTTTGTGCTATGATTGGTAAATTCTTTTGTATCCAGTTATTTGCATTCTTAAGGGATTGTTTTACCTTTTGTGCATCAGGCCCAAGGAATTTACCCAAGAAGTAAACTACCCATCTTGTGCCATAACTTATTTCTACCTTTAGTTTTGAGAATTCAAATTGTATATCCCTTACCAACAAAAGGAAATCATCTAACTCATCATAAGTTTCTAGCGATTTACCAAGGTTGTTAAGTTCTACTAAATGCCGATATTGCTCGTCAGTCATGTTCAGAATATCAGCATGGTCTTCCCCGAGTGCTTCTAAAGCAGTTGAGTAAGATCTTGCAGCCTTTTCTGAGATCCAGTACTGACGAGCAAGTTTTTCTTCTTGTAAATCTAGTGAAGCAGTTGTTTCAATTACTTGGGACATAGCTTCGTTTACTGTTTTTAGTATACCAAGGACTACTGAGAAGGAACCAATGAATCCCTTACCAATTGAACCAGATTTTGACTTTATTTTTTCAACAAAGCTGTCTAACTTACCTGATACTTGTTGGAAACTGTTTTCATCCAAATGCCATCCAATTTTTACCAAGTATTCTTTCAAGGTTTCAGGATTCATTGGTTTACTCCTTCCTCATAGAGTCGTATGCCCTTTGTTCATTTTCAGATTTTACTTCTATAATTTCTAAGGCATCCAGCCAGTCGTTGAAGGTATAGGTTCCATCCCATAGTTCATGTTGTTTCCACATTCCATGAATTACAGGTAAGTAAAGTCTGGAGTTTAGGTTCTCGAATTGACAAAGTTCGAAACCAGGTTGTCCATGGTAGAACCTTCTAACTGGATGCCTTGTAAAAAATCCTTGAAGTTAAATGCCAAAGTTGCAACTATAAGTTTAACAAGAATAGGCATTGTAACATCAGCAACACCATAAGTACCATTCTCACGTACTACGGGGGATTTTTCATTTGTAGGATATGCTTCTTCTACATACTTTAGGATATCCTTTTGCAAATCCATGAAATCCTTCTTGCTCATGGTTTTCCCAGAAGAGCCAATATCCAATTTCATTTCCGTTCCCATGTTGCCCTTAAGAAGGTCCCCAATACCAAACGGTAAAACAAAAGTAAGGATTTGAGCAAGGATATAGTTTCCTTCCATGGGATCGAACGAATTTATTATAAAGTTTCTACCACCAATGTTGAAAGTGGAAGTAGTTTCTCTTTTATGAATGTTTTCCATATTGTTTTATCCTTTCCTTGTTAGCCGGAAATGTTTGCACACATCATATTCCAAGTTCTGTTCTGAGCCTGGGACTGGAAGCTGTTATCAGCTCTCTTCTGGTGGGAAACACCAGTACAATGGTAATTGTCACCAGTAGACTTGTTCTTAATGTCCATGGTAGCCAATGCAAACTGATCTGTAGGTGCCTCTTCCAGGAATGCAGCAAACTTCTTAAGCCACTCGTTGAAATCAGAACTCTGAAGAATGTTGAGCTGTACAGAACCATTACGGGCTACCCACTTACTGACAACAACAGCAAGGTCAGCAGCAACATTGTGGTAAGTAACATCATTGGAGTAGGAAATAGTAATGTCGCCAATGCCAGTTCCATAGGCAGTATACGTTCCAAAACCAGGATGGGAAATAGTTAAGGAAGTATCTTCAAAAGAATAAGTATAAACTCTAGCCATTTTTGTTTACCTCCTTACCGTTCAACAATTACATTTATAACTACGTGTTCAATTGCACCAGTTGCAAGCAGAGCAACGTAAATGGTAGGGGATACTCTAGTTGCCCTATCTGCAGGGGATTGGCTTGCTACACTTTCTGCCTCGATGTAATATCCATTCTCAATTGCATCGCCAGGATTAAGGGACATAACCTGTTCCCCGTTCCAAATGCCACCACCAATCAATCCAATGTTTTCCAAAGTGTTGCAAGCACGAGCAGCAAATGCAACCAACATATCAACACCAGACTCAGTTTGAGGAACCTTCTTTGTAGCAACCAAGCCAGCAACTACTTCCTGCTGGATAAGGTTTGCAGCTGCGTCGATTAAATAAAGTTCATCAACGTGGTAGTTTCCACCGGAAATGCAGGGATAAGTAAAGTTGTAAGAATTACCAAACTTAGTAAAAGCATTTCCGTTATACCCAGTAAGGGTATTGATCTGAGAGTCATTGAGGTTAGAAGGAGTAACCCCAACCAACGTTTTGTATGCTGCGGTATAAGCAGAATTGACCTTCATAGAGTTCAATCCACTAATCAAGCCAACCATGCCAGCATCGATGTTGGTATCTTCAGAATAGAAACCAAAGGTTCTGGTAAACTTTCCAGTCTGAAGAGTTTTCATAATATTGGTAGTGCTTGCCTGGATACACTTCTCATCAGAACTACCAAAGAAGTAAACGGTAGGAATAGAAGAAGCTTCTACCAATGCAGCAACCTTTGCGATGTTCTCATCAGTTACAGTTTCAGAATAGCAGAAACAATAGAACTTATCATTCTCGTTTCTAACACGAGTAAATGCAGCATCTGCAGTCTCATCAGCACCTGCACCAGCAACAACCAGCTGTGCAGACTTTTCAGACTGGGAGAAATATATTACTGCCTTTTTGTATGCATTGTCGGTTGTATTAAAGCCATCAGCAACCATCTGAGTCTGGTAGTTAGAATAAGTGTAAATATTGGTTTTGTTTGCGATAGGGGAATCAGATCTGTTATCAATAATCAAGCCAAGGTTAAAATCACTAGAAATAGTAGCAGGGCTTGAAACCTTAACAGAAACATCTACGATCTTGTTAAGAGAACCACTCATTTGTTAACCTCCGTTCCCATAATTGAATTTGATATCAACATCAGAAATAGTATCCAATGTTTCTTCAGTAGAAATAGAGTTGTAAAGGTATATTTTTAAATCTGTTCTTTGCCACCATTGTTCGTTTATCTTTTCATAATGAATTGTCGGTTGTTCTGTTCTATCTGGAATTAAAGCCAAATTGTTTTCATATAATAACTGCTTAGTACTGTCAAAGTAAAAAGATTCATTTATTATGGTTGAGTTGTTATCAGAGTGTGGCCCATAAAAAACAAATTGTACTTTTAAAGTTCTCATTGAATATTGAGTAACTTTAATATTGTCGCCTACTACTTCTTGTTTTCTATTCTTCCAAATGTGTCTTTCATCTGGTTCATCGAATACTTTGACATAGCAGACATCTTCATCTATTTTGCTTGATATTTGTCCTTTCTGTTGGTAAGAAATTCTAACTTTACCATTTGGTAAATTCAACTTACCTTGGACATATTTAGCAAACAGGATGTCTAACTGGTCAATTGGTGTTATGTTATTTGCCAATCACATCACATCCTGTCTTAACTTAACAGCAGTACTTCTACAGAATCCATACTGAGCATCGTCTAAACAATACCTAACTATATAGTCAGCACCGTTGAAGTGTACTATATCAGCAGTATATTGTTTACCATCTAGTTTGTCTATACCAACTGTTTTAAGCCTTTTATGTGTAAATATGTGAATTCTTTCAGAGTTTAGGTCTGCTTCAGAAAGTAACGAATCTTCGTTTTCGGAATCAATTGTTATAATTCCTTGAAGTGTTATTTCCTTTGGGTTTTCAACTTCTTTGAAATCAACAATTTCAACAGTAGAACGAGTGATACTTATTCCACTTGGTTGACAGAAGTCTGGATCTGTAATTAGTTCGGATATATTTATCACTTAGTTCTACCTCCTTTTGTTTTTACAAAGTAGGTTATAGCTTTTCTTAACTGTCCTGTATCAATTAACGGTCTTGGTATATAACCCTTTGGTTTTCCTTTACTCTTCTTAGCTATAGTGCTATCAGAGTTAGGGGGCCAACCATTTTCTTGGTTAACGAACCATGCACGGGAAACATTTTGTGCCCTCATTCCTGTTTTCTTAAGCTGATTTATTGCTTCTTCTTCCTTGTTATCAAAAGCAAGTTCAGCAGCTTTCTTCATCATGTTCTCTAACCTATCACTATCTTTTCTTATAGCAGGTTCGATTACAGGCCTTGCAGGAATGTTATTTACAGGGGATCCATTTGTGTGAATGTATAACAGTTCAGCATTTGTTATTTCTTTATTACCCTCTTCTTCCCGTTTGTTTTGTTCATCCGGTATTCCTACATATACTTCATTGTTTCTTATGAAGTTCATAGCCCTTATAAGACTATTCCAGTTATCAGCATGTTCAACAAACTCTACGAATGGATTTCTAGCCATTTACCCAAATCCCGCCATGCCCATATATCTTGGTAAGGGTAATAAGCTGTTGTCCGTACATAGAGAGTTTCCATGTACCATAGCCAGAATAGTCATCTTGGGATCCAAGGAAATCATAAGAAATAGAAAGTCCATCTACAGACTTTGAAGAAGCAATACCGAAAGGCAGGGAAGAAGAAAGTGCAGAAGTAGCACCAGGATCACCTTGTGAAGCCTTTAAGAAAAGGAATAAGTTGTGGGCTATGTATAATCCCATCAAATATTCCCAGTTACTTTTGTATCTATCTTTCTTTATAGAAGCTTGTGCCATTCCAACAAACAAATTAAATACTTCAGTTGGGATTTTTTCTGATCCATCTTCTGGTTCTATGGTTCCACCTTCGATACAGAAGTTCTTAAAAACCTTCTGGAACATTTCCAATGTGTATTCCGGATTGTCTGTTAGAATAACGTTGGAGGAACCACGGAAGGTTTCCATCATCATGTAAGCGTTATTGGTATAACCAAGCATTCCTACCAAGTCAATGTATGCCATTCGTGATTCCTCCTTAAGTTAATTAGTTCAAGCTAAGCTTGTAAGCTTCCATCAAGCGTTTCTTATTCTCTTTCAGCTTATCTTCCTTAACAAAAGTAGCATTGTACTTATTGCACTCTACCTGAACTTCTTCAGCGTTCATGGTTTTAACTTTCTCGTAGTACTCATTGACCAACTTATCATTGTCAGCACCTTCGTCCTCCCCAGCCTTGGGAGTTTCAGGAACGATAGGATCCACAGGAACAGCAGGAGCATCATTCATGATAATGATTTCCCCACACTGAACAGCCAACTTGAAAGTAGGATCATTCAAGTACTTATCGGGCATTTCCTGGAAAGAACCAGGAACAGTGAGAAAGCTTTCAACTTTAGAAGTCTCTCTATCAGCACCAGGTCCAATATCAAAAGCCTTCTTGGAATAAATCCGAATTTTAGACATTTTTTTATTTCCTCCTTTTATTAAATGCCATCAACATAGCGAACAGGCTGAGTATACAGGAACTTAACCTGGCCCATCTGGGCAGCATAAATGGTAACGTAAGCGAATTGCAGAGCAACCGGCTGAGTCATAGCACGAGTCAGAGGCACGGGCAGATCGAAGTAAACGAAGTTGTCATCGTTCACATAGACAACCATTCTGTCCTTGTTGCTAGTGCCAACACCAGCACACCAACGGGAAGGATAGATCTTCAGATCCTTGCCCTGGTTCTTAGCAATGTTGTTCTCCAGCAGGTAATCCAGGATAGAACGATCACCGGAAGTACCAATGCGGGTAGAAGCAATGTAAGCATACTTGGTAGGCGGCAGAAGGATGTGGTTGGCCATAGCGGAGTCATCATACTCAGAAGCAGCCCAAGCCTCAATGATGGCCTTATTGACGTCCCACAGGATCTCATCCACAGTCTTGCTCTTCCAATCAGACTTACCAGAAGCACCAACATCAGCAACCTTACGAGTAATGCTGTTATTGTTAGTCAGGCCCTGAATGCCAACGTTGGTGAAGCCACCATAGACCAACTGGTCAATGCTCTTGTTGTAGTTCAGTCTAATGCCACGATCCAGGATGGAATCCAGGGAACGGCCGATAGTCTGCATCTTCTGACCATCAACAAAAGGAATCTTCATGGCCTGTGCCCAGGTGAACACCTTGAAGATGTCCTTATTAACGTTGGCCTGGACCATGGGGATTACATCAGTCTGACCACCAACCAGAGAGTTCTGGTTAGCACCAGAAGTAGCATAATCCACATCCATGGTAGAGGTAAAGTCAACCCAGCCACCACCGGTCTTAGCAACAATGTCTCGCTGCCAAGTTACAGAAGTAAGGGGTTCCCGGATCTTAGGGTCCCGCTTCTCCAGCTCGCCTTCCAGGAAAGCCATGCCGGTAGTAATACCAGCAGCATCCATGGTTCTAATGCCGGAACCAAGGTTTGCATCCTGGAGGGTGGTAATTCCATTGCTTGCACCGAAAGCCATTCCAGTGCTGGAAATAATGTTACTCATTCTTTATACCTCCTTATTAACCCTTAGCCCGGGTCTTAACAGTGACCTCAGTGCAGTTGTTAGAATCCAGAATGCCGGTAGTCCATTCAATGTTGGGAACCTGGACAGTATTTGCATCATCGGCCTCAGCCTCGAAGCCACCAACAACAGCATTGCCATAAGTAGCGTTAGCCTTGATTCTAACATAAACAGCAGAACCAGAGGTGGGGGTACCTCTCTGGCACTTAACGATCACGTTACCACGGGTCATAACGTCACAAGGAACACCAGCAACGTAATCGGGGTTGCTCTGAGGATCAAAGGTGTTAGCCTGGACAACCTCACGAACAGCGATACCGGCGATCTGAGCATCGGTAGTAGAATCAGTAACCGGGGTCCACTTGTTGTCAGTAGTCAGGGTAACCGCCTGGCCAAACTTGATAGTGTCGTTTGCGATTCTATTCTGGATAATAGCATCAGCACTACGGGACTGAGTGCCGGGCCAACCAGAATTCATAGAAATACCAATAGTTCTTCCGGGCATATTACTTTACCTCCTTATAATGGGGATTGTACTTACGAGCGATTTCCATTCCAACATCAAAATCATCATTCATCTTTACCTGGTGGTCCTTGGTCTTAACAGACTCCTTGGTATTTTTCTTAACGATGTTCATAATGGAAGAATAGTCGTTGGTGGTAGTGGTAGAAATGGACAAAGCCTTTGCAAAAGCATCAGCAACAGCCTTGCGCTGTTTGCTATCCTTAATGTTAGCGATGGTAGGCTTGATGTCCTTCAGAAGCTTACGCTTGGCAGAGTCGTTCATCTTTTCAGGATCAACAGTAACCTCTTCCTCGCCATCAGCATCTTCGGTACCAAGCTTATTCTCCATCTCGTCAAGAGCAGCCATAGTACCGTCCTTGATAAGGCCATACTTTCTCATGACGTTAACCATGGCATCTTCGACCTTCTTGTCGATGTCCATCTTTTCAGGATCCTCATCCTTTGCTTCCTCTATAGGATCCTCATACTTATCCTCAAGTTCAGCCTCTTCATCCTGGCAGAGTGCATCCTTAACTTCCTCAGTCATCTGGAGTGCATCCTTTGCCAGCTCCTCAGGGATATTCTCATCCAAGGCTTTCATCTTAACAAGGAAATCCCGGATGGATCCCATAACCTTAGAATTGTTAGCCATGTTTTCCTCCTTAAAGTTTAGTATTTAAAATAGCTTTCTCTATTACCTTTATTGTTTTGTACTTAGTTGTTAGCATTTCCTTTTTTTCATCATTGATACGAACCTTGGATCCAGCCCTGCCAGCTTGTACCAATGCAGCATGGTTGCCTCGAATGTTTCTTTGGTACACCTTGCCATCCTTCATTATATATTCACAGTCGTACCCAGCGGATATCTCCCGTTTGGCACCTGATTGTATTTCGTTTATAACAACAGGATCACGAACTATGATATTTGCTACGAGGTAATCAGCCTGGTCGCCTGTACCTTGGTGTACATTGGAAAGTTCTCCTTTGCTGTACACACTCCAATTGTCAGCTGTTACATCTTCAGAAGGATGGGTATCTGTGAACGCCTTTCCCTCGAAGGAAGCAATAGTGAATTTATTAAAAACCTCTTCAGGTTCTCTGTAAACATCAACAATACCTTGGCCTTCTAAGCCAAGTTCCTCCCTTAGGTATTTGTACGTTCCCGTTCTTGCGATTGGTACGTTGAAACAAATAAGGCACCCATTGTCCATTAGTGTCATGTTGTCAGAGATCTTAGATCCGTAATAAAACTTAGCCAACCAATGAACACCTCCTTATTAGTTTACTTATATATTATACCATACATAAATACATTTGTAAAGGAAAACTTTTAATTTTTTATTTATAAATTTGACGATTACAGTAAATATTATAACCATCAGTGAAGAATTCATAAACGATGGTCATTCCATTTGCAGGTTTAATAGTATCCCCAGAATAAAGGGTACTATTTGCAGGGAAAATAAGTTGGTTTTGGGTTCCAGCCCCATTTGCAGCAACTATGGTGTAATTAACACCTTGCTTCATGTGTTCAAAGTCTTCGATGGAAACATCAGAACTTTCAGAAGCTAAGCTAACATGCATGTTACGATGTCCATCCAGGTCTAAGCCAGAAGGATCGTTAAGCAGCTCTACAGTTACTTCCTCAACTTTTCAACTTCAGTAGGATCAAAGCCACAGTCAGCTCTAAGAATGTTGGGCATTTAATTTACCTCCTTAAGTAGTCTTGTTGATAACGGGTTGAGGTGACCAGCAATCAGGAATATTGGGTTTAATGAACTCAACTTCAGAACCAGGGGTTTCAGGTTTGTAAACACTATCAGCCATAGTTTGCCTCCTTACATAAGTTGTTCAAATTGGTTTTTGCTCATCTTTTGAATACTTCCATTATAGTATACCTTGTGTGGCCACTTAACATCTTCAACATCAAGAAGGGGTTCTGGGTAACACCTGCAGTTCCAGATGTTTCCTGCATGGTATTTGCCTACATCCTTTTCCCCAACCAATGCTTCTGGGCTTGGTGGATTATTCCAGTTAACAAGTACATCTTCCATGTTACGATGGCTTTTTCTAACTCTGTCCCCATCTAAAGCAGTTCGCCATACATACCAATGAAGGTCTAACTGTTCAGACCTTTGTTTAGTAAGAGCAGTAGTTGTCTTACTAACTTCAGTCCGAGCTATTAGCCTTGCACTTGCTCTTGAATGTTTATCAGTTTGTACCCTTATTATCTTTTCTATCTCGGAAGCACGTTTACCTTTTAGGGTAGCTTCTTCAATATCCTTTACTACCTTTGTTGCTACGTCGTTAGGTAGTGTTTTTATTAAGCTTATGTTTTCAACAATCTGATCTTGCATAATACGGGAATCGCCTTTTCTTAGTTCTTCCATTAGTGCCCCGTATAGCATTTTACCTTTTGTAGATTTCCTGGCAGCTTCCCTCCAAGTATTTGAATTGCCTTGATAAAGCCCAGTCACCATTCTTTTTACAGCAGAACTAACAAACCTATTATACTCATCTGAATTTTGGAAGTTGTTCATTGCGTTTATATAAGCCTGTTTGTCTTTCTGTGTACTTGTAGCTATTTTATTAAATAGTTTACATATTTTAAGTAAGGAATTACGAAATTCATATTCTACACTTCGTAACCTTCTCCACCTATCAAATTTCATTTATATGTACCTAAGAAAGTTATGTTGTAAGGTTCATAGTTTCTTTGTCCTGTTTTTCTTACCCACTCAGTTAGTTCGTTTTTAACATAAGAAAAGTTTTTGGATTGGGAAGGCCATTGTTTTGGGCCATACACATGGTCTACCTTTTTACCGTTTCTTTCCCTAACTGAGTACTTCCATTTGTATCTGTCAGGAGGGTTGGATTTGTATTTATGTTGTTCCCATGTATCATCACATATTTTTATTGCTTTTTGTAAATCAGAAACTTTATTTGGTAGATCCTTTTGTCCTTTACTTTCTTCGTTCCATTTTTCAACTTCTTCTTTGCCAAGCTTTGCTTTACCTGCTGGGGAATTGAAGAACTTCCTTTGAGCTTCAGATTTGTATGGCATTACTCAGAAGCCTCCTTTGCCCCTTTCTCTTCCTGTTCCAATTCACTTGGATCAAGGTTATAAAGCATATACTTGAGTTCCCCAACATGTAGCTTTTCCTCATTAGCTATATCTTCTATCTTACTTATCATATCAGCATCAGTAAGATGTGGGATCAGGGATAAATAGCTATTGATAGCATCATTTTCTTCGTTTATTCTTTCACGTATTGCTATTGCTAAACGTTTGGTATCATACTTTTCATTAAAGGAAGTAACTTCTATAGCTTTATCTATAGCTTTCATGTTACACCTCAGTCAATGCTTTCTAACAAAGAAATTGTATTAGCAATGTTTTGTTTTGCCTTGTTAACAGTGCCCTCGTTAATCATGCCCAATAAAGAGTTAGCAATCTTAAGGTTTCCAATTGCCTTTCTGATATCCCTAATGTCCTGGGGGTCAAATTCAGTTTTGTCACATGTAGTTATTGCTTTATCAAGAGCACTTTCATCAGAAACCTTTTTGTAAAATTTAACAGAAGTAATTTTTGGGTTTTCGGATTTATGGTATTTCATGAAATCAGCCTTTGCCTCAGCCTCAGTAGAGCCCTTCCCACTTCCAACCATTACATCACTTTTCCCAGAAACAGTATAGTGAATTTCATATTCGTTTACAGCAGAATCGTTTGCTGCTCTATGTCTTGATGCTTCACGTCTTGCTTCTTCCTCGGTACTCTTCATTGCAATCAACTTGCCATTTTTATAGACCTTAAAATACTGTCCTTCTTTCTTCATTTCGTAGCCTGCATTCTTTTCAGGGTCATCTAATCCATCTTTCGTTTTGACAGAATCAGGAACCATCATACACATAATAGGATCATATTTCATTATCTTCCACTTCCTTTAATTATAATTTTCTAATTATGTCGTTTGCTTTTATCAAACCTTCATTAACTTTACGTAGTCTATTTTCATCTTTATCATTTGCAGCTTTGTTTCTAATTGATTGAAGCAAAGAAATCATTCCTGAGCACGAAGCAACTACTTCATCCCCAATAAAATTTTTAGCAGATTTGAAATCTGTATTCCTTATTGCTTTATCAATTGCATTCATAATTAGTACCCCTTAGTCTTAGCAGCAAGTGTCATTAGTTTGGATTGAGCTTTGCCAACCAAAGGCATCCATTTCTTTTCATCAGCACTAGATTGTAATGCCTGACTTAAAATGTCGAACACCTCTTTAATGTCATTATAGGTTACAGCAGATTGAGCATCTGTTGCTTTAATTGCCTTGTCCATAGTTTTCTTAAAATCCATTACTAATTCCTCCTTACAAATTAAGTTAAGATATAAACTAAAATGAAACACAAGAAATAAATACTTGAAGCAATAATTGGGTTTTCGTTTTCCCCATTTTCTGATACTGCCCAAACAATAGTATAAAACAGAAAAAGTGTAATACACACAACAATCAAAGCATACTTCATTTTTATCTACCTTTCTTTATAACCTTTGATTTGATTATATTATAACACATGGGATATTGTTTGTAAAGGATTAGTTTATCATTCTGTCTACTAAGTTTAATAAATTGTAGGCTTCCTTGAATGTATATCCTGAATTATAAATTCTGCCAATTCATTCCAGAAAAAAGCTTCTTCATAAAGTTGTCTATTTTTCTTCAAAATATAAGTTTCAGTATTAAGTTGTTCCCTTTCGAATTGTAATAGTTTTAGTTCCATATTTTTTTGTATAACATTTTAGTATCTCCTTTTACCAATATAGTTGGATGTAGGAAGTTCCTTTATTCCAAGCTTCCTTGTGGTT